ACTATTAGAGCTACTCCAATTATTGCTTTTATTCGTCCTGCTGTTTTCCCTGCACCAACTGGAAGTGGAGTTATAATTATATCATCATTTCCTAGCTCCATCTGCAAATTATCGTACTCTAAAAAATCTCCTCCTCTTTGTACTGTGAATTCAATTCCTTTTTCAGTGCAATCTATTAAATATTGTTTTAGTTTTCCCTCTCTTTGTACATCTATTCCATTCATTGCCTCGCGCACAGTAGATGCATTGAGTTTCCAATGCTCACCAAAAAGTTTTCCCATTTTTCCTTTTAAATAAATATTTCTTGTCATGCTGGTTCCAATATATAATGTTCTTTTTGTGGGTAGCTTACAATTAAGTAAGGTATGTCAACTTCATTACACCCATTTATATCATGTTGACTTGGTTTACAATCTTCCATGTAGTGACTATGGACTACATATAAAATTTTTGAAGTAAGTTGATATTTAACGAAAGCGTGTCCGTCAATTTTAAACTCATTTTTATTTTCGGATTTATTTTCACATAAAATCCATTTTGTTTTGTTATTTTGCTGAATAATAAACCCGCACATTTCTTTTGGAGCAGCTTTTTCAGCTTCTAAATAAATTTCTTCTAATAAACTATTTAAATCTTTTTGCACCAGGGAAACCTCCAAACATTAAAACGGCTGTTGTATCTGGGTTTGCTTTTCCTGTTGTAGTTGCTGTTCCCGCAGATTTAGGATCCCATCCATATCTTCTTTTACAAGACTCTAAGGTTTTTCCACATATATCGCCGAGTTCCCAATATTCATTGAAACCAGGAGCTTGATTTATGCTTGTTTTCTTTGCTTTCCAAAGACGAGTAAGACCTCCGCTTGTGTATCTTACATAATCATTGTGTCTATCTTCTGTATAAGCATAGTAAGTTGTAGAACTATCCCAAGTTGTCCATAATCGTATTCTATTTACATTTGTATTATTATCGGTCAAAGTTCCTGGACTTCCTTCTGTCTTTTTTGCTTGCCAATAATTTGTAATTGTTGAAGAATCTGCTGCAGTATCTATAAGTCCATTTTCGTTTATTCTTCTTACTCCACTTGCTGTTCCTAAGGTTGTTGTATTGGAGTAATATCCGTTTGCTGAAATTCCTCCTGTAGTATGAGCTGTAAAAGTTATTGCTCCACTTTCTCCCGAGCCTGGAACAATATATTCATCATCAACATTTACAAGTACTATATATTCAGTTTCTCCGTCTAAAGTTGATTTGTAACTTGCTTTGAATTTTCCTTCTTTACTCCAAGTACATCCGCCTACTTTTTCATGCTCATTTAATCCTTTATCTGCTCCTGTATAAATCCAAGGACATCCATTTGCAACAACTTGTCTTCCGGGCACTCTAATTCCTTCTAAATCAAAAGCAGAAGTAAGTTCAAAAGAGATTGTTCCTTTTGTTCTTTGACTTATTCTATCTATAAAATATATTTGTCTTGGATATTCAACAGGGGGGCTGGCATCCTCACTTTCTCCATATAAATATTTTTTAAGAGTTCTTCTTATTATTACTTTTTTGCCAATAAGAGCGTCATAATCTCCTACAGCAGAAGAAAATACTGAAGTTGCATTTGCAAAACTAATATTTGGTCTATTTGTTGGACCTGAGGCTGCTTGTTCAAATCCTTCTGCTTGTACAGGTATTGCTGTATAAGTTCTTATAGTACTATTTGTATCATAGTCTCTAAATTGTAAACTTGATAAATCATCATCAAGTCCGTTGTGAAAATATACATAGGAAGATTCACTAATTTGTAATTCAAAAAGGTGTACAAGAGCAGAGCCTGGACTTTGTTTTTGTAAGTCTTCTACCATTAACTTATCTGTCATGATTCGTATACTCTTCTAAATGTTCCTGAACAACTATAAAATTCATCATAGTTCCAAGATTGTGACCAACTTTCGCAAATAACTTTTATTGTTGTTTCTCCTGAATTATTTGAATCTGGATAAGTAAAGTCAAAAGAAGTTACTCCCGCTTTATTTACAAAAAATGCGATTATATCGTCAATTTCTTCTTTTGTTCTATTTTCAAAATTAATAGAAAAAGTTTGTTTTAAATTATTTATTCCATTAGCAACTCTCTGTTCATACCCATCCCCAAATTGTGTTAAAAATAGTACTGGTTCTGAAGTTGCATTGAGTCCTTTATCTGGTATTCTTTGTGTATTTGTTAAGTCTGTAAATCCTAATGCCATTTTATTTTCCTATAAGGTATTATCTAGCATCCCGCCAGATCTTTTTTGTTTTGCTATTTCATTTTGTACAGCTGATTGTATTGCTTTTCCAAATTGTGTAGCCTCATTCTCATCCATTTGTGTACTTCCATCGCTGTTTATAGTAACATTTACTACTGAATTTGTTATTCCGGAAGGCTTTCCGCCTGTAAACTCTACAGGTATAGCGTTCTTATCTCCTAAAGGTACTATAGCTTCTTTTCCATGTAAAACTGCTGGATATCCTGCCTGAGGACCGTTAGCTACTGTTCCTTCTGCTGCAGAAATAATTCCACCATTTCTATATCCGGGTACAACACCTCCATATCTCATCATAAGGTTTCCAATATTACTTGCAGTATTTGTAGCTAATGCTGCTGTGTTTGCTATAATAGCCGCAGTATTTGACATTGTTGTTGTTCCTTGTACCATAAAGCTACTTAGGAGTTGTGCTAGTATATTAGTTGTGAATTGTTGAATTAACTGTGTTATCATTGTTTCTGCAAAGCTTTCTGCTATTTCTCTCATAGCTTCTTTTTCAGTTTTTTCTCCTTTTAAGACTCCGACTGCTCCACTTGCAAAATTTCCTGAAAATTGTCCTACTGCTTTATTAAATCCAGTTCCAAGCATTTCTAAAAAACTTCCTTCTAATTCTATTTTCTTTTTTAGCTGCTCTAAGTCTTGTTTTTCCAAATCGAGTTTTTGTTTTCTTAGAGCAAAATCCATGTTGCTTTCATTCTCGAACTGCTCCTGAGCTCTCTTACTTTTAATAATATTTAAAGATTCATTTACTGATGCGAGCCTATTGGGTTGACTATTTATTTCTGCAGCTCGTGTTCCAATATCTGTGCCTCCAAACATTGTTTGTATTCCATAGCTTTGACCTGCTAGTGAACCTGCTTGTTTTCTATAGTTTGCTTGATACTGTAATGCTTTTGTTATTCTTTCTTCATACATTGCTCTTGCAGCATCATATTCTAATTGTAGACTTTTTTCATCGGTAACTGCTTTTGTTGTTTCTAATTGAGAATCTGCTAAATTTAGTTGTCCCTTTGCTATTAGTGTTAAAGCATTATCTACTCCTAGCTGGTCTACTGCCGCGTCATATATTGCCTGTGCTGCTGCTTTTCTATCTGTAGCTTCGGTGATGGCAAGGTTTGCTTTTTCTTTTAAAAGGGGCACAGAATTTAGTTGGTCTATTGCTCCATAAGTTTTTTCTTGTTTTGCTAATTGTTTTTCTATATTTGTTTGTGTCGTAAGTCTGTTAAGATCTTGTACTTGCAGCTCTCCTATAATTATTTTTTGGTCTTTTAAAAATGCTAAGTTTGCTTGTTGTTTATTTCTTTCCAATACTCCCTCTTTGAGTTCTGGTCCTCCAAAATCTGTATAATTACCTGTAAAATCGCCTTTTCCAGGAGCTGCAGTAATACTGTCTTGTAGAAGTTTTATGCTATCTTCTTGTTGTTTAATTGCAGTATCTAAATTTTGTATAAATGTTGTATATTTTCCGCCCCCACTACCAATAAAACTTGACATATTTGAATTTACAGCTTTCATACTTTCCGTGAGTTGTTCGGCAGACATTGCAGTTCCTACATATTCTCCACTTAATTTTTTGTAAAGTGTGATTTGTTCGTTAGTTGGTTTCTGCAAGTTTTCTAGTGTTGTCGCTATGTCTAATGTGGCGGCTTTAAGTCTGGGTTCATCGATTAGAGCGGCTTGTTCTCTAAATAGCTCAGCTTTTTGTCTTGCAGAACCTATAGCACCTTCACCCGCCAGAATTGCATTACTTACAGAATTACCAAAAGTATTTTTGAAAATATCGTTTACTTGTTTAAATTGTTCTTCCATTCCTAGAGTTTTAATTGCATTTGCAGCAACATACGCTCTTTGTGTAACATCTACAAGCCCATCGCTTTGCTGTTTAAGCATATCTTTAAGTTGTTTAGTTTGTCGTTCTGTCGCTTCATTAATTTCTTCCATGCTTCTTTTGAATTTATCTGCGGCGCTTTCTGCTTCATCAAATCCGAAAACCAAATCATACAACATAGTAACTATACCAACTATTGCTATAGCTGTGAATGCAATATTAATTGCTTTTGCTGCATATCCTGCTGCTTTTGACATAAAAGACATCGTTCCTTTCCAGCGTCTTTGTAATCGTAACCATTGTAATTTTAACCACCTCTCCATACCACCAAAAATCGACTTAGTTTTCCCTGTATGTGCAGCTTCTGCTATTTCTAGTTTTTTCAAAGCTGCTTGTCCTATTGTTACTCTTTCTGTAGCATGCTTTGCAAATAATCCTGTCCTGTCTCTTAGATGTCTTTTTATTTGACCTAACTGTCTATTTGAAAATTCTCCGTTTTCTCCAGGTTTATAACCTGCTTCTATTGCTACTTTTTTAATTCCTGCTGAGCCTTCTTTTTGATACTTTGCTCTTGCTTTTGGATCTGCTCTTAAAATTTTTGTTTGTATCTCATAATCAAGAATATCTGCTTTCATACTCTTAAATGCGATATTATGTTGTTTTGCGGATTCTGCTAAACTTATGGATAATGCTCCAAAGTTAGGAAGAATACTTTTTAAAATAGGAAGGGAAAACAAAACTAAAGCTGCCGCCAAAGAGTTTATATTTTTTGTGAAGAAAGGTAATACAGTTTGTGCTACAGTACCTAATCCTTCTTTTAATCGATCTAGTAGATCATTAAAGGCTTGAGCAAATTGATTTAAAGCAAAAGCTGTAGGCTCCATTGTATCTGTAATCGCACCAAACTTTTTATCTGCTTGATCAAGTACAAAATTTGCTACTGCCTGACTTCTTTCATAGGCATTTAACGAATCTTTTGCTTTTCCTATAGAAGTTGCGTATTCTTTTAATGCAGGATCTAGTCTTAAAATAATACCTAATTCATCTAAAAGTTCTGGTTCTGCTTTTGTCACACCTCGAACAAGGCGATTAAAAGAGTCTGTTACGTCTCTACCTAGTGCAAGAGATGTATTCTTTGCAGCTTCTCCTAGTCGTGTCATTTGATCTGCACTTAGCCCAGCTGCTGTACCAATTGCTGCTGCTTGAGAAGCTTCAGTATAACTAATCTGTGCTGCTGTTGCTGATCTTATTGATCTGGCAACTTCTGAATACATATTACCCGTTATTGAAGCGTAAGCTTTTTGTCCCGCAAGTAAGTTTTTAAAATCAGAAGAAGATTGTAAAAATTGAAATGCTGCTGAAAGCGCAAATACTTGGGCAGCAAGAGTAGCGTATGCGGGAACAAGTCCTCCGCTGATGCCTTGTTGCATTTTTGAAAAGTTTTTTGTTGAATTTGATGATTGTTTCGATAGACCTTTACCTGCACGATCTGCACCTCTTTGCGAAGTACTCATTACATCAAAACTACCCGCAGCTTTATTTGTCTCATTTGCGAGTTTTTTAATTTGTTTTTGAGTTAATAGTATTTCTTTACCATCTACTCTAATCGGAATTTTTATTTCTTTTTTAGCCATTTATCCTTGTACACTAATACTCCCGCCACCGCGAGGTCTTTTCGCTTTTTGTTCAGCTGCTTTTCTGTGTTTTTCGCCTTCTAAATTAATTTTTCTAGAATGTCGTGCTTCGATGTGCTTAATAAAATATACACAAGTCTTTTTATCTTCTACTTCCCATATATCAAGTAAGTACTTTAAACTGGATAAGTCTTTTCCCATATAATGGCCTGTATTACCTTCCCAACGATCAGATAAAATATCGTGTATAAAAAAAGCCACCTGTACCTCATAAGGATAATCCTCAAGGCTAGGTGGCATTTCGTCAGGATCAGGGTCTTTACCACTTTGTTCACATAAATCAAAATATGTATCTAAAGTTATCTGTCCTTCTTTG